CACAAGGTCAATTAGTCGCCCCATCATTCATGTTCCCTGGCTCCCCCGCTGGCCTCTTTGTAGGCGTTACTCCAACTGGATCCGCATGGATCGCATGGTTCAAAAACCAAGATATGGGGACCATGGACCTCAGCCCGGCTTTCGTTGCCAAGTTCAAAAAAATGGTCGCCCGGTTTGAGAAAATAGACCGAGTGTTCAACAGTTGAGTTTTCCCTTCTCAGCCTGACACCGCCCCTTCGGGGGCTTTTTTTTTGCCCTTTTGCATTATTGCCCACCACCGTCAATCAGAGTATTATGATCCCGTGGGGGTGGTTCCCCGCACATCTTTCGAGGTGTTGGGGGTGGGATCCCTCGGTCCTGCCCCCTCTCTTTTTCTGGAATATGGAAAAGGCGTGTTAAGATTTAGCACGAGGGAAAAAAATGAGCATGAAAGACGCCACCACCACCACGGGAGCTTCTGGAATTGGATCAAGCTACGACCCGACCAAGGGCATCCAATTAGATCTCGGCTTTCCTCTTCGAACGGGTCGCTTCGTCGGTCAAATCTCATTGATCTCGGTGTATTGTACGAATGTATCAGCAACGCCAAAACCAACCAGTCTAACGATCAAAATCACCCGTGATTCTGGTGGTGATGAATGTCTCATAACGTCCACCGCTGGACAGATGGAAACAGGAGAAAGCACATCAACAAAATCCACCGCTATATACATGGTCGATGGAATTGTATCAATGGACCAAGGTGATGTAATTTATCTATGGGGACACACAAACACGGGAACACTTGACATATCTGAGATCAGGATCACCTGGTCAATGGAAGACTAATGTCGATCGCTCAAGTCTTCGTCGGTGGATCCTCCTTGAAAGAGACTCAGATCATTTTCGCACTTGTCGATGAGGTAGAGATCACACACGGATTCCAGTACCGACCCCGAGTATTGATCACCGATTCCGATGGAAACATAATCCAAGCAGATGTAAAATACACCGACCGATCCACGATACTGGTCAGTTTCAGCCAATCCCTATCAGGATTCATTTATCTGCGATAAGTTGAGACCGGATCAGAAGATCCAACATTTCCAAAATCATAAAAATAGGTGTCAACATGAAATATTATCATCCGATTAGTGAGTTCCAAGGCGCGATCCGTGCTGCATCTGCACCAAGCAACAACAATGATCTAGTACGAAAACAAGACGCAGCAGGATTAAGCTACATCTCAAGCATCGCAGCAGGATCCAGCGATCTGCTTTCTGTGAATGCTTCGGGTGCGCTTTCGGTTGATAGCCTCTTAATCTCATCTGTTACCGTAAATGCAGCCGCTGCAAGTTTGGCCGCTTATTTTTCAGCGAACCAAACCGAAGCCAACGGACTGAAAGAGGGTGATGTACTTGTATTAACCGGAGCCACGGGCGGAACCGAAACATACATGACCAAAACCCAACCGGGATCAGGAAATCAAATAGCCGGGAACCTGGTAGCGATTGAGACTGGACTAACATCGGCTGAGATTGTCGCGAAGCTTTCCGATGGAGAAGGAATAAACATTTCAGGAGCAGGAGCGATTAGCGTTGATATGCTGGCTGGAGCAGGAATCTCCAAGACCGTATCAGCTGGACAAATTACCTTGGCCGTTGATGCAAACTCAGATGAGATCACCGAAGGATCTACAAACCTCTACCACACAACAGGAAGAGCAAGATCAAGCATATCCGTCTCGGGTGATCTCGCGTACAATTCAGGAACTGGGGTACTTTCTTCCACAAAATATACAGACGCAAACGCACGATCCGCTTTTTCGGCTGGTGGAGACCTGGCTTACAACTCAGGAACGGGGCAGTTTTCAGTCAGTAAATTCACCCAAGCAAATGCACGAGCAAGTATATCCGTTTCGGGTGATCTCGCTTATAATTCAGGGACCGGGGTTCTTTCGGCTACCAAGTATACCGACACAAACGCCCGATCCGCTTTCTCTGCCGGTGGAGATCTCGCCTATAACTCAGGGACGGGTCAATTTTCAGTCAGTAAATTCACCCAAGCCAACGCAAGATCAAGTATATCCGTTTCGGGTGATCTGGCTTACAACTCCGGAACAGGTGTTCTATCTGTTACAACTTTCAAGGCTTCGGATTTCAATAGTTCATTTAATGCAAAAAGCACCGCTGATTTGAGCGAAAACTCATCTAATCAGTATTTTACAAATGCACGAGCCCAAGCTGCTATCAGTGGGGGAGGAGACATTACAAAGGTTGGAGGTACTCTTTCGGTCACCACGTATAAATCCAGCAATTTCAACACTGATTTCAACGGAAAAAGCACCGCTGATTTGAGTGAAAACTCATCTAATCAGTATTTCACGAATGCACGAGCCCAAGCCGCGATCACTGGTGGAAACGGAATACTGAAAACCGGTGGATCTCTTGCTATTGATCTTGCCGGTGGAAATGATGGACTCAAAATTGATGCTGGAAAACTAAAGATCGACATTGATGATCATCGATCTGTAACCACCCTCAATCTCGTGGCCAATACCTGGACGACAATAACGCACAATCTCGGACAAGCTGTGGTCCATGTGTCCTGTTATTCTGGTGTTGGCAATCTTATCGCGGTGGACGTCAAGAAAGGCACTGGCGCTCAGGGATCAAATACAGTTCAAATAAAATCTATATCTGCTTTGTCTTCGGTCGAAGTTTTGTGCAGCATTTGAACTTTTGATCGATCAAAAATAGAAAATCCCACCTGGGGGCTCATTCGAGCCCCCTTCTTTTTGCCTGGGATTATTGGCGGTGGACTATATCGCACATTTTCGGGATTGATGTACGTAGGGCATTCCCAATAATCTCAACCGTTTCCGCACGAGTGACCCGCGCCCCGCCTGGGGTATTCTCACCCCTGGCCTCGGCTATGTCGTGAGGTAGATCGCCCAGATTTTGAGCGACTACAGCCAAAAGATCCCACTTCACCGATGCAGAGTGGGACAACAAATTAACGCCAAGAATAGCTTTTTCGATCCGTTGACCCACCCGAAGAATAAAGCCCAAAACGATTGGGAAAACCTCCTCCCTGGTTACAGTCCTCCCACCGTCGCTGTCTGCCGATCTTGCTTCTTTGATCTCAGAATATAGGGTAATAGTCTCCTCGATCGTGATCTGGATCATCTTCATTTGTGGAATTCGCATTATGTGTCCTCGTTGGGGTGAGGAGAAACCATAACTCACAAAAAGACACCATCAACCATTGTCAGTGTATACAGCGAACCGAAGCCATTATGTTTTTGCAGATGTACCAACTCCATAAAACGAGACCAGCCCATCGATATGACAACACAACCGGCTGACCATTTGCCAACTTGCGTACTCGTTTCGGACCTGCTCGCACGATGAATCTGGATGCCATATCCATCAAACTCCTGACCATCGGTATCAAGTATGGAGTCTCGATTATTGTCCCGCCACACCTTGATCGGCAACCTTGGAACAAGACATTCATATTGCCCCCGGTGAGATCCCAATTCATACCCCGCCCGTATTTGCTGGGGTGAGCAAATGATAGCCGTACCTGCAACCCGCATCGGATTTTCCAACCAGTACAAACCGGGATCCGTGGAACATGGGAACATCTCCTCGTACCATTTTCCACCCAATCGATAAACCACATGAACCCAATCATCAAATAGACCAGCTTCTCTACTTGGTGACCGCGCCCCGATGATGTTCAGATCATAAGCCGACCCGGTAAAAACCCGAAAGTCCAACCGCTCCAACTCATCAATGATTTTGGGCTTCTCTTCTGATATGCGTTTCAATGGTGGATTCATCTTTTTTCCCTTCCTGACAGGATCCCAAGTTGTAAAACACACGACGCAGATCCGATAACATACGAACAATTCAAAACCATCGCTCGCTGTGCGTTGTAGGATTTTCCCGGTCCCATGAAGAGCCCAGAAAGAAAGCCGCTTGTTATCTCCACCACATCACCCGCGCACAATACCGCGAATTTGAGAGATACCCGCAATACCAGCTTTTCGGATGCGAATTGATCCCATCCTTTCATCCTGTTAATGTCGCCCATGGTCATGGAAACTCTTTCATCTGCCCCGACATACTCTTCACCATCATCATAATGGCGTCGAAGATCCCGCTCTATCTCTTTCAAATACGGGAGAGTTGGAACACGATTTGCACTGAAATTCGCTGTGGATGAAACCTTCGTATATGGCAAGGATAAAAATGTTGGTTTGATCAATGAAGCTGTTGAAGTGTAATGGTGCCCAAGTGAAGAATTATAGAATTCATGCGATAGGATCTCGTGAATGTCGCTTGTGTTGATCCTCGATTTTACCAATGGTTCATAGCCCATGGTTTCACCCGTTGGATCTGAGCAACCGCGCCACGAGATATAACCCTGCCTTTGAACTGGCCACTGACCTGCCTTTGATGCATAGGTAACAAAATCACGAAGCCCATTTGCCCAAGGTGCTTCGATAGCATCATTCCAATAATAATGAGTAGATCCATCTGACCTTTTGATCAATCCTCGATTTTGGAATGCGTCGTTGTTGTCGAAAATTGAGCTATCGACCTGTCCACCAATCCCCCAATGCTTCGGGTATTTATCAAACGCACCATTTGAGCCCGTTCCAGTTGATGTGAGTATTTTACCAAGTATCTCCCATGGTCTACCCAAAATCCATGGGCAATACTCAATTGTCGATCCAGAAGGCAAAGCGGTTTTGGCGACGTTACCAATTGGATAATCAAGACCGAGAACACCAGTAAAAGAAACCGATGTTTTCCCTGTGTATTTTGCGAAAAAGTATTCTGTGTTCGTTGGGTGATTGGTGTAGCACTTGATCAGAGCAGGTCCACCCGTTGGAAGATCCCAATCAAGGGCGGTGACTACTGACATTGTTGTATCAACCAGATTCCAGATTGCATCGGTGGTGGTTGTGAGAATACCCGCACGATTGAAAATCTGGAAGTCGTCGTATGTTCCAGCGATTGAAGTATCCAATGAATTCTGAAATGCTGAGATCAGATCACGAAAGCGAAGACGCCAAACCCCACGAGATCCCGACAAACTATCGAGCGACCCCATGGCGATCCGCTCAAAACCTGAAAACCCATTTAACCTGCACCACAACTCTGTAAATTGTCCCCGTCGAATATAGGGTGTGATCCTCCGAATGTCACCGACTAAACCAACCGACCATGCCCCGAAAGATACTGCCCACCGTTGAGGAATTACCGCAGTCCCTTGAACCTGTACAGACCCATCATCTATCTTTAGCGATTCTTTCAAAACGCCTTTCGAGAACCCCGAAGATCCAATTGTTATTTGACCACCGACAGATCCATTCACATTGATAAAACGCAATTCAAATTCTGGTACGATTGAACCAGAACCCAAACCCGCAACAAAATCAGCAGACCAACCCACGGATCAACCTGGGTTAAAATATGTTGGTCGATGAGAACCGACAAGACTTACCGCGCCATGTTCTGGACCATCATCGAATGAGTCAAGCGTTGCACCAAATGGAACCAAATTTTCACCCGTTATCGCACCTGTAATCATTGACCATTCTTCCAAAGTCCCGCCCGGATGAGAAGCGAATAGCCCCGCGTTATTTGTCGTCAATCTCAGATTCAACGACCACAACCGCCCTCCCTCATTGGTAACGATGTTTTTCCCTACATCAGCCTGGGGTCTCTTCAACATGGGCCACGATCTCCACCATCTGAGATAAACCGGCTTGTCATACGAAAAAACAACAGCATCAACCGGATCAATCGTGCCCCCGCTTGTACTGGTTAGACTTACCGTATCAACCTTGATCATTTCAGTAATTACGCCTGGCCCGGAAGTCATCAAAACATAACGCTCGCCCGGTGATGGTGGTTGATAGCCCCACATCGAAGAAAATGTATCCGCTCCCATTGTTAGTTGATTCTGTCCGGATGTTGGCTCAACAATTACCGGGATCGCGCTGGATTTGGTGTGATCGGCTGAAAAAGCTACGTTGTATCCCCGATCCAAGTGGTTCTGCATGGCCCATAATTTAGCCCCTACCTCTTCGCCTAAAAGAAGCCGATCGCGCTGAATTGTGATGTTTTCGTTCCCACGACCAACAGACCGAAAGATCCCACCGTCCATGGATCGCCCGTCAACCGTATCAATGTCCCAATCCGAGAATAGTTCACCCAGATCCTCACCAAGATCAATCTCGATTAAACGCCTCCCATCGGGTTGAGGATAAAACCAGAATTTCGCGCTCATCATGCACCCCCGAACAGCGGAGAAGAACCACCGCCAAAAGCAAGAAAGCGATTCTCTATGCGCCTGGCCAACTCGTCTATAGCGTTGGATTCTACGATAGTTCCTGAAACGTTGATCGTGATTCCACCGCCCCCAGATTGAGAACCGAGATCTCGTTGGACTTCTTGCCCTGCTTGGCCCGTTCTGGGAACCACGAATTCCCCCGGATGGAGAACCGCAAGCCCGGAGGATTGCCCGGTAAATCTCAAACCCGATTCAGCGAAGGGGATCCGCCCACCCGATTCTCTCGATTTAATTGCATCAGCAAGCATATTGATCAATGTCGCAATTCCCTTAAAACCACCTGATGGATCAACATCATCCCCGCTCTTCTTTTTCTTTGGATCACCAAAAACACTTGGTAAGGCGTCTTGCAATGCCGAAGTCATAGATTCCGCGAATAAACGGGGTAAGGATACCAGAACATCAATCAGCATTAAGCCAAAAGCATCAAGGATCCCCGGCAATACCTTAATCAAAATATCCGGCAATGCCTTCATTCCGATCTCAATTGCTCGCGCCTGGTTTTTGATCCGTTCCTCGACGCTCTCAACCGCTAACTGTTTTGCCCGTGCATCTGTGGCCCTTTCCCCGGTTTCTGGATCAATCAATCCAGCTTGACCAATTTGTGCAGCCGCGCCAAAAACGGATTGTATGGCACCAACCACAGGAGCGACCATCGCCATCGCACCAGCAGAGCCACCAGCGGATCCGATTGCACTTGTTATTCCTTCCTCGATCTTCGGAGTCAACCCGCGCATAAATCCGGAAACATCACCCGTCAACAACGTCGAAAGACCATCCCCCGCCCTTGTGATTTGGTCGCCCAATTTGGCGAATGCTTCGGCTTGCTTCTCTGCCGCCTTGCTTTCCTCCAGTTTCTTTAATTCCAAATTAACAGCAGCAACCGAGATCATGTACTCATTCGTGGCAATATCAAGAGCCTCCATGCCCAAAACAAAAGCCCCGCTTTCTTCCGCTACCTTTCGGATCTCGTCTTCAATCGCTGCGAATGTTGCCTCAAGTTGGTCTTTCTCGGTGACGATTTTGGACTTTGCTATGAAGTCATCCAAGAATTTGGTACCAGCCTCGATCCCGCTTGTATCTGGTGCATCAACATCACCCGCGCCACCTGTACCGCCACCACCGGGTATCCCTGCAATCTTTATCTTTGGGGCATTCAATAGTTTCTGTCTTGTTTTCAGGAACTCTTCTACCGCCTTATTCCCTGCCTCAATACCGCGAGCCAGATCCAAAAACTCCAATGAGTCGCCCTTGGCCTCATCACCCAATGCACCAATACCCTCTGCTAACTTTCCACCTGTCAATTCATCGACTTGTTTAATTGTGTTGTACAAAGTCCCAAGACCAGGAACGGTATGGTTTAGAATTATGGTTGTTAAACCACCCAATTTTTCAATGAAGTATTCAACGGTATCACCAATGGCAGTGAACAAGACCGTGCCCTCATCCAATGCCCCCCGAAGGAATACCAATTGGGTACTCGCGAGAAGAATGATCCCGCCAAAATCTCCAACCGTCCCCACCGTTTCACCAATCTCTTGACGGGTGCCAGCAAACACTAACTTGAGCAATGCAATATCAGACTGAAAATCAGCCGCTGCCTTTGATGCCTCGGGTCCAGTATCAACACCGAATTTTTTGGCCATTTCGATAAATGCGGAGAATTCAGCACCCGCCCCTATCGCCTGGTTCAATCGTCCCGCACTTTCACCCAACAACTCAAAAGCCACTTTTGCTCTTTGGCTTGGATCCTCCACCGCCTGGATCGCTCCAACAACATCTCTAAATACCTCATCATTGGATCTGGCATTGCCTTCAAGATCAACCAAGGAGATCCCCAGCCTATTAGCCGCTTTATTTGCGCGGGATCCTTCTGTGGCCATCTCTGCCATTTTAGCAGGAAGCTGAGATAAACCCTCTGCCGCCCCGCTGGCCTCTTGACCGCTCGCCTGGAAAGCCAACCCCAAACCCTGGATTGTAGATGTCGCCAATCCGGTTTTTGTTCGAAGATCATTCAGATCATTTGTGGCATCAACTATGTCTTTTGTAAACTTGAATGCTACAGCAGATGCAGCAGCAAGAGCAGCAGCAAGAGCCAAGGCCGCTTTCGCAGCAACCCCAATCGCGGTTTTTGCTGAACCCATTTTGATGAGTGATTTCTCAGATTTATCGGCTTGCTTCTCTGTCTTTTTGAGATCCTTATTTAATTCCCCGACTGCCTTTTCTGTCTTTTTAACATCGACACGAGACTTCCCGGTCTCAATGTCCAATATGTATTTGACGATGGTAGAAGGCATCAGAGGAGATCCGCAAGTTCAAAAACTGAAAGTGTTGACTGTGGTGGGTTCTTTTTACCCGCTCGCCTCAAGACTTTTTTTACTCTGTCGGATCTTGAACGGATACACCGCAATGATAACATAAGATCCTCCCACGATAAACCAGCAACCTCTGACGGTAGTTTATTGTAAGACCTCGCGATTATGTCTATCAAATGAACATAATCAGGATCCGTTTCGAAACATCTCCAATCTCGTTACAGCCGCCTCATGTCCTGAGAGAGCAAGAGCAAGAATAGATCCGCGATCCTCTTTTGTGATCATTCCAACCCATAGCCGACCTTGATCCGCATCCTGTTGATCGACACCTGAAACGAGATGTAACCGCTCCCACGTTTTCCCCTCGTCACTGCTCGCCCTTTTCACGATCTGGATCAAAAGCCGATCCTGGCTTTCCTCCATTTTGGTCAGGCTTTCGGGTCGAATTGTCCCCATGGCCTTTATCAGATCTTCGATCAGCCCCTCTTCAAGATCCGCAAAATCCCGACCTGCAATTCTGGACTGTAAAGAAGCGAAGCCCCTTTGTTCTTTCTTGCCCATCATCTGAGTGGCTATCATGGATGAAGTCAATCCAGCCGCCTCGGTTTCAGCGGGTGATAATATGCGCCCCTCAATTTGAAGTGCCCCGTCAAATATGGACAGGGTGAATTTTGCGCTCTCTTGGATTGCGCGGAGTATATCTTTCATGTTTTCCTCGGTGGTTTAGTTTGTCAGTTTCCTACAGCGGATGCATCTTGATTGATGATCTTGATCTCCAGTGCTTCATTTGGACTAACTCCCTGACCCACGAATGTCATGGATCGGGTGATCACGCCAAAAGTGTTCACATCATCGGAATACTCGCGAAGATAGGCATCCCGCAACCGGATCTCAAAACTATCGGAGTCACTGTTGAGAAATGTGATTGTAACGTCAGATGTTAGCCCGTTCAATTGTACCGAATACAGAACATCATCTGCCATATCTGCCTCAATTGACAGGGTAACCTCCCGAACGTCATTTAGCTGGGGCTCTGCTGTGAGCTTACTTCCGAGGTTCTGCCTCCGCTCCTGACTATTATTTAGGTCCAGAGAAAATGAACGAATATCGTAATTCACACCCGCAAAAAGCAATTGTCCAGCTTCAAAATGCAACACCTCGCGACCATCACCAAATCCTGGGGCAGGCAGTGCAGCCGCTCTATTGTTAGCAGTTTTAGCGATAAACTCAAAATTTCCCATCAACTCACCGCCAGCCTCACAAGATAGATTCATGGATGCAACTTTACATCCCAAAAACTCCTCCGATGTTCCGGATCCTCGTTGGTTTTTGATCGTCAATGATGGAATTGTCAAAGTCGGTGTGAACGTGTGGGTATATGGCCCGGTTCCTGTGGTGGCCACGGAGCCCAAAGCCGCCTGTAGGAGCAATCCTTGACCCTCAAAATGCATTGGCATACTAATCGATCCACCGCATATTTCAGATCCATCGTAGGAGTCGATCTGAAATGCTGCACCCGAAGAACTGAGATGGGTTTTACGATTGCGTTCTTGTGATCGAGATAGGGAACTGGAATTGATACGGTTATCAACAGGGGTTGACCCTGCCGCCACGCCCCAAGTTGTTTCAGCTCCCAGCTTGATATAGGCCTGTCGACCGAACTCTATAGCCATCTCGTTCTCCTTTTATGCTTCCGGAAGTAGCTTTTGCACTTTCACAAGGCATGATAAAACATACACGTTCAAATTGATACTTTTCACTATACATCTAACACTGTAATCAGAACCATCATCACCGGCTTGAAGCCGAATTCTGACCCATCCATCCACAAAACGGCTTTCGTCTTCCATGTATCTGGCCGCACTATTGACACCACCAGAGGTTAGGCTTTCGACCTCAATATATGATGGATCATCAAAAAGATTACGTCCATTGCTGGGGGTTGCTCTTCGTTCAAAAAGCCCACTCGTAGAGAACCACACATCAATGATCTCGGTTGGGTCTTTGATGAATGTGGTCAATGGTTGGTTTGCAATTGCTCCCCTGGTTGGGACGACGACAAAACCACCGGGTGCCCCTTGATGGGGGATCCCTGTTAATGGACCCGATACAGTAAAAACAGATGAGAGGTCTGTTGTATGTAGGGGGCTGTCGAAGTATACCCAAACACAGTTCATTCTGTTTTTGTCGGAGATATTCAGCCCATCCACTTCCAAAGTCAGTAATTTGTTTGGATAATGGAATGTCTGTCTCTTGAACGTTGCCAGATCTCCGTTCATATCTGTAACGACTATATCGACGCCATCAGAGCGAATGTTGGCCCAAAATGCATCAAACTTGGAAGGGACCACGATAGAAAGGTCAATTGCTCCAGCTCCAGATCCAGATCCTACAGCGTCGATTGTTACGGCTATCCGACGTTTGAATGCTGACGAATACCAACCCATGATCAGACTCCAAACTGGTTTGAAAAGGTCACTTTTAGCTCCATCATACTGATTCCGACCGCTGGGATCCCCATCTCTTGTCCGTCCAAGGCTGTCCTTGATATCAAAACGTCTTCTATGGTCCCGCTCAAACCAAGAGAACGATCCGAAGTGATAGCCTTTGATATGTCGCCCGCCAAATCCAGACTGTTAGAGATTCGATCACTGATCGAAGTTCCCCCGGCAAATGCCAAAATCTGAAATCGCATCGTGCCCATATAGCGACCAAGCGATCGCCCTTGTTGTTCGATATTGTCCACAAATACGACACTCGCAGATGGAATAACGCCCGCCAAATCCACCGCGCCCACTGTCACAGATCCCGCACCGGAGAGGTCATACCCAGAAAACCCAGCGGTGTAATCCTGAGCGATCACAACCTTGATCCGGTTCATCACTGTGTTTTCGATCACTGGCATCAGATCCCCCGCTCACCAAGTGATAATTTAACCACTCGTCGGAGGGTTTCGGGTAGATCCTCTTCTTGTACTTTATGAATTGCCCGACCCATGAAAAGACGGGGTTTCAATTCACTATCACCGAATTCAATCCTTGCAGCATACTCCACATCAGCAGGTACACCCACATGACCCGCTATGCTCTGACCTCCCGCACGAAGCGAAAAACCGAATTGACCATGAGGTAATGCTTCTGGCTTTATTGATGATCTCAATCGACCCGTCCAAACTCGCGGAGGATTTTCTTTTGTCCCCGTTGCGAATCTTTTGGCGTAACTTTCCGATCGACTCATCAAAAACACAGTCTCCTTTTTCAGGAATTTCTCCATCTTTTTGGGTTGGTCATATAGAATTTGCTGGAATTCCTGAAAAGATATAGTCGTCACATCAGCACCGATGGAGATCGGAAAGGTCGAAGGATCTCTTTCACCTCTTCGGGCATTTGCGGTTTTGCTGGGGTTAGTGAATTCCCCCGCTGGCCTATCGAGAGTTTGCCGAGTGTCTGTTTTTGGCGTTGAAGCTGAGAAGCCCAAACACAGATCGCATGAACGAGATCATCCGGAGGCGATCCGGTAGAATACCCAAAATTGGCGACGACCTTATTCCCACGATGAGCAGAGACAAAACCACGGGATGATACTGTTGGTTTGATAATTAACTGGCTCAACTCGAGATCAAGTATCAGATTCCCCGTCGATATTTCCGTCCCTGATGAGAATACCAAATTTGCGTCGCTGTGCACACTCGCCACACTGACAAGCGGTTTCACTGGTAACTGTAGAAGGTTTGAATTCGTACTGATCGGACCGTCGATGAAAAGGGTTAATGTGGCTTCGTCCAGTGCCGGAGAGATACCAGGGAACCCCAGCCACCGCGCTATCATCTCTTCTACCCGCGAAATCAAACTTGTAAGCCCGGCATCTATCCCTGTCCCCTGGACTTCGGGCAAATACTCCCGAAGAGTTACGGCAGATACCAGACTCATTATCGTTCATCCTTCAACTCGATTAGTACGGAAGATTATAGCCATAAGCAACATTTCGCGTTCCCGCTTTATCCATGGATGCCATGGTTTGGCGCAATGTGGCAGCGATCTGGATTGTTCCGCTGGGGACGTGCTTATCTTGCTCAATGGTCAAAGAACGACGGTTAAAGATCGGGTAAGAGTTACGACTCACACAGATCATCCCGGTTGTGTTCTTCGATCCAGAATTCAAAAACACACCCGTTGCTTCAAGATCGGAAGTCATAAAGCGAGACATAACCACGGGGATCCCAGCCACTCGGCTAATCTCACCTGTAAGAATACTCGCCAATGGACCGTATTTTTCGACCGTGACACACTCTGTGAGCGTCAACAGGTTTGAGACCACCAACTCTGGAGACATAATCAGAATTCTATCTGAGCCATTCAATTCACCAAGTGAGGAGACAAGAGACATCAGAGAAGCAAAGTCAAACGCTGTTGCTGAATAATTCTTGGCACTGACACCACCGAGATCAAAAGCAAGTTCACGGAATCCGTCAAATGCCCGACGGTGATCCCCTGCAAGGCCCATAGCAACGGAACCACCGCCCCATCTGGATCGAGTATCCCAATTGACCAAATCATCTTGAGTACCAGGAGTATCTCCATTGATCATTGCATCTTCGAATCCGTCGTGCAAATCGCTCTGTATGGCGGCTGACAGGGCCGGAGCGATGGCCATGATGGTATCTTCGGCTGCATCTTGATCCACGTTGTAAAGCACACAGAGAGACGCAGCGCGGATAGTCGCTTGACTTGTTCCCACGGTGGAGGCGCTGTAATTTGTTGTTGCATCGGTGGAAGCGGATCGGATGTAAGGAACACCACCACGATCAATTCTTGGCATCAACATGGTCTCTCGATCCATGGAGATCTCTGGGAATAGGCTTTTCAGATTGCGCGGAGTTTCGAAACTTTGAAAAAGATCGGTTCCGAAGGCATCTGGGATCCACTCGGCACCGACGCCAACACCGTCAGAAAATGCCTTGTCAATACTGTCCCGCATAAAGCCCGGTGCTTTTTGGAGATGGGAAAACAATTTAAGGTCACTCTTTGGGGTGTATGGCTCGCGTTGGAGCAGACGACAAAAAGAGCGCTTTTGTGCAATGTCGATCAATTTAGAATGCCATTCGTTGCACGGGGTGGAACTGTCAAGAATTCCCTCTTGGTCAACCTTGGCGATCCCACGCGGAGTATTGATGGATCGGGTTTCCGTTTTCCACTGTACGCCACCATCATCTTCAATGAAACGACGGAGAGCAAGATCACCACCTGAAACCGGGATCGGTGTGGTCTTGGTTTGGCCCTCGACCATTGAACGATGAGCCGCCTTCAAATCATCGACCTGAGCTTGGAAGCCATTTAGCCTATTTTGAGAATTCCGTTGGTGATCGACGATACCGGCAATTACTTTTTTTGCCTCTTCAACGGCTGGATTGTTTGACATTTGAATAGCCTCCTATTGGCTCAAAAAAGCAGCCAAAGCCGCAAGGTTAAAATCTTTATCCTCGGTCTCATCCATGGTCTCGGTTTCTTCTTCGATCTCTTCCTCAATCTCTTCGTCCGCTGGGGTCTCTTCGATTGGCTTGGAAAATGTGATCGTGATGCTATCGTCAGTCTCAGACACGTCCAAGATATGCCGAAGTTGAAGAGAAGGTATCGCGCCAACCTCGCCCCGTACAATTGATCGGATCCTGTCGTCAAGGTCATCGTGTGATCGAGCAGATATGGAAGCGTCGGGATTGGCTGGAATGGTCACGATTGACACCTCTAACAATTCGGATCGAGAAAAGAACACACCATCAGATCCACTATGTTTGTGTTCGGTTGGCAGTTTGGATCGTGGGGTTGACTCAATCGCCCGAAAGCCCACAGACACCGAATGGAGAAAACCCGCATCAGCTTTCCGCGCTACCTCTGCCCCGGTTGGATCTCCAAGGTCGAATTCCACATCAATCATCAATGATCCGTCTTTAACTTCAACGAGACCGCGCCCGATGGGAAGAGCCATAGGATTATGATTGAGCAAAACCACGGGGTTTTTTTCGTAGCTGGCCAAATTCCAACCGGCTTGATCTATCACATCACCATATCGGTCTTCGGTATTCGTCGAAGCCACAAAAGAGACAAACCCACCGCTTTCATTGGTGGACGCTTCTTTTCTGACAATTGATAGTGCTTTTTTGATCATGGGATACCTTATAGCATATTTCGAGGAACCCGGGAAAATAACAAATGAGCCAAAAAAAGACAGAATTCGTCATATTGGGACAACCAATCCCATGCTCCCGCCCACGAGTGACCCAACGGGGGACTTTTTACCCCAAAAAGTACCGCGAGGCGAAAGAGATATACGCTGGACAAATTAGCTTCCACTTCGCACAACATCGCCTTTCTCCTTTTGTTGGTCCTGTTTCGCTGCACATCGAATTTGTCCACAAACGCCCAAAAGCCCTTCGGGGGATAGATAGGGTCTGGAAAGTCACCCGCCCAGATTTGGACAACCTTGTGAAGACGGTAAAAGACGCTCTTTCTGCCGGTGGTGCTTGGGCAGATGATAGTCAATGTTGTCTTTTGTACTGTATTGATAATTATGGTGAACCAAACGAGGAACCACACACCCGCGTGATTATGTCTGAAATTACCGAATCACCTTCGGGCTGACAGTACACCGACAATTCACATCAAGTGCAGGTACCCCAAAGCCCCCCGGTGCGTCTGCACTGTCACCTGACAAAGTCGTAAAATCATTTTCTACATATCGAGTTTGCCCGTCCAATTCTATATGTTCAGGTCTTACTTTTCCATCCCTGGCACTCATCCATTCTTTTTTTACCTCCACGCCCTGAGAAGCAGCCTCCCGATAAGCGTCCACCGCTGCACCGTTCACGGCTCGCGTTGCCTCGGTTCTTGCGATCATGGTTGCCCTACCGATGGACATTGATCCACTTTTCGCCAATTGTTCAGCCATGTTTTCAATGGACAAGCCGCCCACCAATCCATTCTCAATGATGGCCTTCACCGCGCTCCCGCTTGTTTTTGCGATAGATGACCCTGCCAATCCCATCGCAACATTTGCCATTTCTCTATCAGCGAAGGGAACAGTCAGATCAATGTCAGCGATTGAGGCGATTTCTTCAAGTTGTTTCGTCCCGGCAATTTGCCAATGCCTGAAAAACGTAGGCCCCACATCTTGGATATAAATCCTTTCTTCCTCAGCAATTCCCATCAGGTCTTTCCACGACATTACTGTTCGAAGATGGATCTCTACGCTTTTCGACTCGGTGACTTGTTCACGGATCCGCTTTTCGTATCGCTTGAGAGAGCCCAGCATATATCGACGAACCGCCCGATATAGTGCTTTTTCCGCTGGATTATGTACCCGTCGAAGCCAGGTCCACCACTGGCGATCTTTTTGAGTCGAGATTTTGTTTATGCTCTTTTTTTTTTCGTCAAACGATAGAAGAACATCGGTGAGAGGTGGGGCATTCAACGACATAGCCGCAAAATACTCCTTGATCTTGGAATAGATCTTTTGTCTCTGCTCCTCTGCCAATCCGTTTCGCTGGGTGTTCAACTCCTCAACACAGCGACTCAACAGACCACGAAATACCACCAGATCCCCATTTTCGGGGGTTGCATTTTCTGGATCATCGGGATCGACTAACCGCGCAATTAAGAACCTGTACCCCTCGCGGGATTGGAGGCGATCTGGATCACTCCACAAATGTGCTTTTTGATACCGCATCCAGTTGGGCGCACCATCACCAAGGGTATTCAGGATAGCCCGTTCTATTTCATCCTCATCCTGTTCCCTTGGATTGGATGGGTCAAGCGATACCGGCAACATTCCCCGAACCACAGAAGGAGCGAACCACCGCGCAACCACATCGGCTCCGGTGGTTTTGTCTTCGCTGGGGTTATCAATCTCAACCGATGAAGTGGGCTGGACTAATCCCTCTGCATTGTATGCTGCCGCTGGATCTGCCCCCATGAATATGTGCATCTGAACCCGTTGAAGTCTTTCGGTCCTGACCGATTGCAGAGCCTCAACACCAGAATAGTCGTGAATTACCCGTAATTCTGGATCGAACTTCTTCGCTATTGCAGTAAAGAGGGTTTCAAGTTTGGATCCTCGTTTGGTTTGAACGCTCCAATAATGGATCGCTTGTTGTTTGCTTGTGGCGTAGTTTGCATCACTCAACAAACCCAACACCGAACCAGGAACGCCCATCACAGAAGAAATTGATTCACGGGTGTATTTTCGGGTCGCTTGGTACTCCATGTCTCGGGGTGAAAGGTTCAAGGTCTCCATTTTTACCGCTCCACTCAGAACCAACGCACCCCCGGCTTTTTGAAGCCCTGCGTAACTTTCGGCTACTTGCTTCCTGGTCTCCTTGGGCCAGATATCTCCGTCCTCAGCCGGTGATAGCAAGATGTCAGGACGACCCTGTTTTGATTGGCTGCTACACAGCTTTGAAGCGTTGATATCAGCGTCTAAATCGAATTTCAAGCTTTCCACGGCTCCCACTCCGTACAACGAACTCGGTCCCATAGAGTACGTACTATTGCGTAAATGGATCACGCGATCCGGTGGATACTCTACCGTTTGACCGCTGGATCTGTGTTGATAGCCTGAGAGCCCTTCGCCTGGGGTGGTCACAATTTCAGTCTCGCCTGGATGGAGACGAACAAGGGATACCGGCTTTTCACCCGCGCCCAAAAGCAGAACATAGGCATTCCCGCAAAGCATGAGATCTATAGTCGCTTGTTCTCTAAACAATTCACCATTTGTGGACGTACTCGGTTGAGCCAACAGATCAAGAACCTCGTGATTTTGGATGATCTCTTCGTTTTCACCTTTCCCCCGGATGAGCATCAACGGTAAAGCCGCAAGATCCTGACTGGCTCTCGTGGCCGCTGCGTGCACGTAGGCATGGATACCGAGAGCCGATAGAGCATTCGACTGAGAATATGGAGCCCGGACACCACCAGCAGAAGACCACGCAGCCCCGTGATTTGGCTTTTCTGGTTTGTCTTGGATCGGTCCTTGTTTGCCAATCACCGCGCCCCACAATCTGCCCCAATAGCCCGTTATCTCTTCGCTCATTTTGGCCCCCTTTTGTGAAAGTATATCACCGATGCCGATTATATCTTACCCACTGGGCACATTGATAACGCAAGGCATCCAAGGCATGATCTGACTCCTTCTTCGGAATGTCACGCTTGGAACGAGCATCCCACCGATATAGCTTGAACTCTCGAATTAAATTCTTGCAATCTGGATGGATCAAAATGCCCGGCTTTCCTTCTTTGTCTGGGGCCATCAAATCCCGAACCATGTTGATGGTCTCCAATAATCCCATGTGTTTGGGGGCTGGTCGATTTTGAATCTGGCATTCTCTGGAAAGAGTGAGTCTGCCATCTTTTGAGGCTGGGTCACACACCGTCCAAAAGAACTCATCATCCCCTGACATTTCGTTGATCTTCCTACCCGCTTCGATTGTCGTCATTCCAGTTTGATACAATTCCTGGTAGACATACAAAACCGGATCCGCCCGGAGCGCACCCGAAGGGGCCACCGCCACGAACAAACAACAGAATGGATGGGTTGAACCAAAATCTATAGATCGATGCCTTTCCCACCCTTCCCCAATCTCCACAGACTGAATGTGCAGAGATGGCGAGAATTCAGAATAGACCAATCCCGCCTGAGATGTGAATTCCCCAAACAACCGGGACCTCTGTGATGCCTCGGTAAGATGGGCAACAGCAGACTTCATTTTGCGAGAACTGATATAAGGATTATCGAGCCCGGAGATCCGATCCGTTGAGAATCCAGGTAGTGGAGTATCCAAAAAGCGATCATGCATCCAGGTGAGCCCTTTCAACGGAGTCGCTGTAACCAATACCCATCCCTTCGCATCAACAACCCGTAGCATACATTCATCAAATATGTCCTCCCCTGGTTCCTCATCCAGCCAAACTACAGAAGGCGATCCACCCTGCCATTTTTCCCGCCCGGAATCGCAAGACATTGAAACGATCCGACCATTGTTGGGCAATACAGCTAAACCTCGATTGTTCGCGCCCCATTGTCTTCTCTTTGTTCCTTTTGGGAGATATTCATCCAGTTTCGGACGGAGGTATTCCAAGCCATCCCCATAAGAGAGTGACCCGACCCAAACGGTACAGGGCTTCTCTGGGATCAATGCATGGGGAATGTCGTTCAACGCCATCCAATCCCTCACCCAATGTTCACCGGATCCCGCCGCGATAGCAACCACCAATTGTGCTCCCATTTGGGTTTTCCCTGCACGGTTCCCACCCGCGACCAAGCAAGCATCACCACCAAGAAGGATTGTACGGATAACCTCCCGCTGAGATGTTCTGGGCTCGACAATCCCGCACCGATCACAACGAAAGACGCCACCGGAGATGTGAGCCATTGGTTGCCCACACCCACGCGCCCTCGGTGACTCAGCCCCAAGACCATCCCACCGGCAACAATGCGGTTCCCACAATCGAGCGACCGAAAGCGGATACTTTTCAGCCTTTCTGAGTAATGCTTTCCGGGCATCCAAGCCCTTTGATAATCGTGCCCGGTTGTCATCCATCCAGATCCACCACCGGACCAGATAGCATTGAGATCACCGTGTCGGCTTCTGCTATTTCCATCATCAGTTGATCGACGCTCAAAACCTCACTGTCAGCCTCAACCGTGACAGCCAATGACATTTCACGCCTGTAACCATGGCGACGTTCGAGTAACCATGCCGCAGCCTGCCAAGATCCATTCATAGCCGCACTCTGTATCAATGCGAGAGCCTTGATCGCTCCTTGGGCCTCGGCAAGATCCACATCACGCACAAATTGGGCATACTCGGAGTTTTGATCCTCATCCCTTCGGCCTCTGCTCATCCACGCTTGGAGGGTTCTAAGGGGTATGCCAGCATAGGCCGCGCTGATTGGGCGAGAAGAACCTACTCGCGTAGCCTCGATTATCCTCTTTTTTCTGTCTGCATTGAACTTACTCGGTCTGCCAGCCTTTCCCATCATCCACCTCGGAATCTTCACCACCTCCTGACCAATAGGCCAACCTGGCCCGGCTTATCTCCACATATCGGGGATCCATTTCCAGACCGATAAAGTTGAAGCCTTGGAGAACAGCAGCACAGCCTGTAGTTCCCGAACCGCTGAAAGTATCCAAGATCACCGATCCCGGTTGACCTCCAACCAGTTTACACAGCCACTTCATGACTCCCAAGGGTTTGACCGTTGGGTGGTTGTTCTTCACGGTTTCCGCTGTTCGACCTGCTCCCGCTCTTGGGTTGTCTTTTCCCGCTGATCCTTCTTTTCGTTCTACAGCCTCGGCACCTGTCACAGCCTCCAAATCCTCACACCCACGCTCCCGCTCATCTCGTGACGGTTTTGGGCATTGATAGATGTTTGCTGGCCATCTTCCCAGATCGGATGACTCCAAATAAACGGGTGGTAAATGAACAGTATGAGAAAACCTCTCCTGTGTATTATTCCTATTCCCCGGATCATCCTGTGGACCAACCCAACACGGGTCACCATAGGCGAATCTGCACCCGTCAATATTCAAAGCCCCGGTTCCCGTCTTCAAAACCTGTTTCGTGATCGTGCTTTCCTCGATTGGCTTTCTTGCCAGTATTGCCAATTCGTAGCTGGGTTTCAAACCTGTTCCGTACCCGTCCCACTTGATCGCGTCTGGGGTTTTGGGTTTGGTTCGCATGGTGTGAACTGTTCCCCCAGATTGTGACCTCTCCTCTCTTTCGGAATGACTACACGGCCTCCCAGCCTCAAGATCGGAACACCTCGCGCCTCCCATCCCCACAACCTCCCGAACCGCCCCCGCCATATCATCGATATTTTTCGATATATTGAGAGATTTTGGGAAGCCTTGGAATTGCATCCATGCAATTTGGTCGCGTATCTCAAACTGTGCATCTTCAATCGCACATGTCAACCGATGAATCGTCCTGGTTCCACCAAATGCCAAAATGTGGCCACCTGGCTTGAGAACTCGAAAGCACTCCCGCGCCCACTCCAAACCTGGCACGGAGCAATCCCAACCTTTCCCCATGAAATTTATGCCGTATGGTGGATCGGTAATTATGGCATCAATCGAGCATGGCTCCATTTGCCTCATCAACTCGATACAATCACCCTGCCGAATCTCTCCGGATACGTCCACGATAACCGGCTGGGGTTCTGGCAATTCTTTATCAACCTCTTCGGTATCGTCGATCCGCTCTAATAGGGTTGATAGTTCCTCTTCATCGAATCCGATCCCGGTTAGATCCTTCCCCTCGTCCTGTAGTCGGTTGAGAACATCGTTCAAAACCCCATCGTCCCAATCGGCCAATTCTCCCAGTTTGTTGTCAGCGATTGCGAGAAGTTGACATTCTGCATCATTGAGATCCAGAACCCGAACGGGCACATATTCGAGACCGAGTTTTTGCGCTGCCTTCCACCTGGTGTGCCCGGCTATTATTCTGAGTTCCTGGTTTGCGATTATCGGAGATGAGAAGCCAAAGCGCTCGATTGATCCCGCCACCTCATCAACAGCATGATCATTCTTTCGGGGGTTCTTTTCCCACGGTGTGAGATCCGATGTTTTTGTAAAGTATGACGATGGTTCCAATGTTGTATCCATCACCCACACCCACAATTAACGAGCAGAAACAAGACAACCAGAACACAAGCGAAGACACCACCGACCCGAAGAGGATCAAGTCTTGGAGGGTTTGGAAGCGTTGGGCCTGGTTGTGGTGGAGCCCACGGATCCGGTTTCCATGTTCTCACTTCTGGGTATTCCTCGATCCGCTGTTTTGATAGTGCAACCTCAAACGGAGATAGCAACAAATTACAAGTATTTCCGTTTTTGTCGATCGCGTTGAAATAGCGGTATTCTTCCAAACGCTTCACCGCGCCACCTCGATCCAACATTCAGTTGTAACCCCTTTCATTCTCAAGCTGTACCGCTCATATTCCACGGGATCCCCTCCCCCGTTCTTTGCTGCCGGGTTTACCTGAATCCGTTGATCACTCGTAACCGGGATCTTCAACAACCGCGCAGATCCATCCTGAGCCCAGAAGACATTACGCCCCTTTTCGGTAGCATCAACAGCTATTTTGTGTGTAATCTTCGCCAAAAGTATCGGGGTGATCTTCATTTCTTCACCTCCATCTTTTGGAGGAACTGATCCAGAGCAAGACGAACGATCCCTCCCCTGGATAGGCTTCGGTCCTGATTTATGAGTCGATCCAGTTTTGAAAGCGTTGAAGCTGAAAACCGGACCGACGTTGTACATCTGCGATCTGGATCGTCGGGGTTGTGCTTCGGCTTGCCTCCCATGGATCCTGCTCGGATGATCTTCTTTTCTGCCTCGGTTAACATTGGTCATTCTCCTTGTGTTACTGTATCACGTTTTCTTTGTTTGTCCTTTCTCTCTTTCTATCAACCCATCCACGATCACCGCCTCGATCGGTTTTCCTGTTTTGCTTGCGACAAGAAAGAAGATGTCAAGCGCATAATTCAAGTTTGGCAATCTTCGCCCCTGGCTCCACTTCCTCACCGATGAAACATGGCATCTGCACGCTTTCGCGATCTCTTCCGCTGTTATTCCTTCTCGGATCTGTTCCCGCAAGAACAGAGGAAAGCGATCGGCCACAATCAACCCCAAACAAGGGGAGATCATAGCATATTAGTCAAAAAGGGATAATCTGGATCTTTCCTGACTTGATCTTATCCAGCAAGACCGATCTCTTTTTGGTTGACCAGTGCGAAGGTCTCCCGTAGCTGTTCGACTCTGCCCAAGCTGCAACCGCATCGTATCCACCGAACTCGGCAACAGAAGCACAGAACCCTCTTCGATCCTCCTCCCAAGATGAATGATGGATCGGTGCCCCATTCTGTGGTTCTGGTTGTGGTTCTGGTTCTGGTTGTGGCTTCGGTTGTGGTTCTGGTTCCTGGTTTCCCATGTTGCCGGGCAGCTCATCCCGCGCACACATGCCGATCCCCAAGTAAAACCGGAGAGATCTGGCAATAGATCTTGTTTCAGCCATTCGAATGTAAGACGGGACCATATTACGGCTGAGATTATCCGGTGATGCATCCCCATGACCTGAGAAGGAGCCACGAGATCCCGAAGCAAGGCAACGAAAAACCGCCACCTTCTCACCTGGATCATGCTCGATCATTGTTGCATCAAGAGACTCCAACCCGTTTTCGTGGGCAAGAGTGAGAAGCCCGGAAAGAAGAACGAACTCTTTCCCTTGCAATCTGCAAACGTGATTCCCTTTTCGAAGGGTGTCTAAAATACTCATTTTCTTCCTCGGTGGTTGTGCCCCCGAAGGGGCTGGTGGTTTAGTTCAACAGATTATCTTTGATGAATTCTTTTGCTTCTTTTCTGGATCGGAATGATTTTCCGAACGAAAGGGAAGGATCGGTAGCCTCGATCATTACTTCCCAGTAGAAAAAACGTTTTGTGTTCCGAAATGTTTTTGTTCCGTCTGAATTTGAATACCATCCAGAGGAGCTTTCTTTATGTGCTGTCACGATTGCTTTGTTTTTGTTCATCATCTCTTCGTCGTTTTCATCTACAACAACAGCAACCCGATCCCAAATCATTTGTGATGTGCCTTCTCTTGCTGCACTGAATGCCGTTTTGATTTTCATTTTGTCCTCGGTGGTTTTAGTGGTTAATTCCATACTCAATCATAACATAACACGGTAACATGTACAGGTTTCATTTGGCCAATTGCAAATTAGATTATCGAGCCCTGGCCGCCCTTGCTTCCTTGTCTTTTTGGATCTCAATCTCTCGATTCCTCTGCTCGATCCATTTGGAATTATCTGGCCCAAAATCAACCTTCGACCATTTCCTTTGATACTTCACAATCACCTGTCCGTTCCTCATCCCCAAAAACAGATCCAGCCCGGCATTTTTGCAGTAATCGGCCTCACCTTGGCACCTGGCCACAAGCAAGATCCGATCATCTACAAACTCAAACGCCTGTGGAGTCATCCACCACCGCGCCCCGTTGTGAGAGGTCAAGCGGTATTCAGTCCCATCCAAGGTCACAAAATCAGAATGGTAATTCATTTTCAATCCCCTCAATAAATGCATCCCGCATCGAAAAAAACAAGTTTGAATCGTTCGCACAATCGAACGCAGTTTGGAACAATTGATCATTTGCCGGGTCAACACCCCCGAAGAGATCCCCTGGTGAATACTCCACTTCATCATCACCGAACAGAACCATCCAGATATTCATATTGTGAGATGTAGATCCCGCCATATCCAAGAACTCGGATCTTTTCACTCGTCCGTAATTCTCGTCCACGTATTCGACCATGTACAAAAGACCAAGACGATACAGGAACCGATCCAGTGCAGAAAGATCACACATTGAACACCTCGCAAGTGATCCCGATTGCGATCATTCCGATTCCGAAGAGGAACAAAAAGAAGAGATTACTCATATCAGCCCCGATCCACAGATCGAAACCAGTCATGGACCTGGCTCCCAGTGATCTCTGTAGGCTTTTTCAGATTCATCAATGCGTCGAAAATCTCACCGGATGATCTGTACTCAACCCCATCCAAGATCACGGGAAATTTCAGGCGTGTGCGCGGTTGGAGAGTTGGTCTCATTCTCATTTTTTCCCACAGATCCTCAAGTGCTTTGATTTTCGCAATCATTCCCACTCCCCATTTGAGTACTCCGCTTCTCGGTGATTGTATCCAATCATTTCTTCGCACAATTCCCGCGCCTCTTCTTCTCCCATGTTTTTGTACTCAGCAAAAATATCAGCGGATGTAAAGTCTGGATCGATTTTGCCCCACAGTGCAATCTCGCAAAAAGCCGCTGTTTCCTTGTCTCCGTGTTGGTCTGCTTCATCTTGGAGAAGCTGGATTTGGTGGTCGGTGATTTTCATTTTCTTTCCCTCGTTCGGGGTTGGTTAAGCTCCCCTCTACTCATAAGTATACTATAATATAGTTCAATCTGATCAACTCATTTCACCTATTTGCATCAAAGATCAAACCCCGGATAGCTCGGAGGAGACCCCGCAAAATCCCCAAGTGATGGGTAGTGCTCTTCTGGGTTCTCTTCCTGGTTCTCTGCCTGGTTCTCTTCTGGCAGATCCTGAAAACATGCCCAGCAAGTGGTGTCCGGAGTCCCGCACCGAACATTCAATTCCACCTGATACAGTTGATAGGCGATCTCAAAATCGCACATATTCTGTGCGGCCTTCTTTGCCTTCTCAATCAAGATCAACAGATCCAAGGTTTTGTCGATCATGATGCCACCTCTGCGATCTGGTCAAGGAGATCCGTCAAGTGTGCAATATTTAGATCCCGGCTTTTCAGCTTTTCTTTCAGGTTCTGATTCTCTTCAAATATCCGATCAAAGCGATCCGACCAATACAGGTTCAGTTCTTCGATCTCTCTTGCTGATTCTTGATCGGTTTCGTTTGGATTATTTCGATAACCATGTGATTCTTTCATTTTCTGTTCCTCGGTTGGTTTGCCCCCTTTCGGGGGGTGGTGGTTTATGCCCATTTGATCCAGTTGATCGCTTCGGCTTTTGTGTTGAACATGTGTATGTGAGCCCCACTTTCCCAAATCACCAACACGCTCCAATAATCGGTGTATCTGCTACATTCCCCGCTTCTGGTTGCAGTTGGGTGATTGATGTGGCCTTTGATAAGTTCGCTTGTTTTCATTTTGTCCTCGGTGGTTTCTTTCTATACTCTACTGTATCATAGTATCACACAGTACGCTAACAATTCGACACCAAAGACCAAATCAATCCCCTCCTCCCCTCAATTCTGCCGCCCTTCGGATCTTCTCCTCTGTTCGAATGTCCTCCACCCGGATCGCTACATGGTCGATGGTGGATTGCAGTTTATTCAGCGATGCGAAAACGCCCTTCAACTTTCGATCAATCCCATCGGTGAGAGAATCCCGGTGGGAATTTATATCCTCAATCACTGCCTGGTAACGATCCCGAAGATCCGCTAATTCTTTCTCCCTTCGGTCTCGTAGTTCCTCCAACTCAGCAGTGAAGTCGGCAAGCATCTTGTCTTGTTTTTTGGCAGATTGGATGGACCCATAAATTAAATAAATGGCAAAGAGCCCCAGGGCGCTGTAATCCAAAAGCGAACCCAGCAATTGATCAATCATCGAAAACCTCCAAAATACAAATATACACCCAAATTGGAATTATCCTGAGATCCGAAAACAGCCACCAACACCCAGCACCCAGATCCCACCGGTTATCATGGGGTATCTCTTGGGGTGCAAAATGGGCGACGATAAGATCCAGACGATAATCTCCATCATGAAAGAAGCCCCGACAATCGTACTTGCGATCCTGGTTTGGTCAGAATTAAGACAGATCCGGGTTGAGATGGTCCCCATCATCCACACCCTCCATGAACGAGTACAAAACTGCCCCGAAAAGTGATCACCCTGTCGTAATCCAGATACGCCCACCATTGATCACCCTTGGAATTGCAGTCATCCAATCCGAACCGCGCCAAATGGGGACTATCGAATCAGGAAATAGAAGCCTGAGAGATTGTTGGCCCTCCATCCATTGATCAATCAGCGAAAGAGTATGCTTCACCTTTTCATGTTTTGCGGGATCGTCGAATCGGTGCAGTTGTGCAGCCCTGGAAAACCACCGAGTTGAACCACACCATTTTGTGAATGGATCCGCTGACCATCTACGGTGGAGAGAAAGGAACATCTCCAAAATCCCGGCTTCCTCCAATGATGGAGATGGGGGTATCTTGGTTTTGTAGGTGTTGACCCGTTGGCCTCCTCTCTTTGTTGTCCTCATCATCCCCCGGCTTTTCAGCCTGGCCGATCCTCGTTTGATGCTATTTGCGTCAAGTCCGGTAATCTCTGAGATCTCGTGGTGCCCTATCTCCAGTTTTGAACGAATCGCCAACCAGATCAGGATCTCTTCTTTGCTGCATTTTGCAAGTGCGCGAATCTCATCTGTAGTCATATCATCAACCTCATCAGGATCTGTATTGTCCCCGGTGACTTGACCAACCGAGGCAGACAGCTTGGATCCACGTTCTTCGGTGGTGGGTACTTCTCCAACATCTGCTCAATGTCGGGGTTCTTTCTCAGTGGAGTCAAATGGCAGATCTTGGCTGTAGCCACCACGGGAGAACAAACGCGAACCCAATCGAATACGTCTTGGGGTATTCCGGACGGGCATTTTGGGGATCCGTTCTGTTTTGGCTTTTCTGGAATCCAATCCTTTTCTATTTTTATTGATGCCTGGGGTTCAGATTTTGGAGACTCTACAAATTGATACGGGGCTATAGAATAATTAATTGTCTCTTCATTTTCTTTTCTTTCTCTTTTATGGTGTCCGATTTGACAGGTTTTTATGTCAGATATGTCAGGTTCAATTGTCCGATTTGTCATGTTTGACTGTCCTACTTGACAGGGCTCCTTTCCCTCCACCCTGTCAGATATGTCAGGTTTGTCAGATATGTCAGGGTTTCCTGTCACATTTGTCAGGTTTTCCTGTCCGGGTTGACAGGTTTCCATGTCAGATATGTCATGTCTCAAAACAAGGATAAATCGTTCCTGGCTTCTACAACTTCCCTGTTTTACAAATCCGTTTTCTCTCAACCAAGCCAATCCACGATAGACCTGTCGATCTGAGATTTTCAGGTTTTCAGCCATTCGGATGATCCGTGGGAATACCGATCCGGTTCCTCTGAGATCATGGGAGACAAGAGAGATATACACAGCAATCGCTGAGGCTGGGGGCTTCTTAATCATTAGTTGCCCCATCTCTTCAATAGTGATTTGGGCGAATTTTGGTTTTGACATTTTGACTCCTTGGTGATGTTCGTGCCCAAGGTGTAAATGTGTTACACTGTACATGGACATTCTGACCCGTTGATTTCTTGTTTTGCGACTTTGATCAGCGGGTTTTTGTTTGTGGTCAACTGGTGACCGTTTGGAATTGTTCCGGTTGTTAGGGTGTGATAGGAATATAACACGGTTCAGCCAATTGATCACAGAGGTATCCAAAATGCACACCGATCCCATCTATTTTGTGGACACCGAGACCACCGGACTATCAGCAATCAAACACGAGATCATAGAGATCTGCATCCTCCGGAGACAAGATGGAGAAGTGGATCGTCAATGGACTTGGAGAGTCAACCCGGAGCATCTATATCGAGCCAATCCCCGCGCCCTGGTAATCAATGGTTTTGATATAGAGGTTTGGGCTGAAACTGGACTGAGCCAATCCGAAGCTGCGAAAGAATGTGCAGAGGTGCTTCGATCACCAGGGACTATCGTGGCCCACAATGCACAGTTTGACATCAAGTTTTTGATCGCCATGATGCACCAACAGAATCAGGCTTTTTCATTTCCTGATAATGTGGTTTGTACTCGCACCCTGGCCCATCAACTTTCGGGTGTTACCGGCTGGGATAGTTGCTCGATGGATGCTATTCGGGGGTATCTGAATTGGTCAACAGAAGGAGCCCACACAGCGACGAAAGATGTTGATGATTTGGCGAAGCTGTACGACTATTTGATTTTGTTGATTTCGGATCGGGTGAGTGTTTGAAAGATAATTAATTATTCTCTTGTATTCTTACTGTGTTCATGTATAATGACAGTAGACATTAACCACTAATCCGAGGATGAAAATGAAAAAAGAAACCACAAAAACTCAGGCTATCGAAGTGATGCAAATAGCAGCTATCGAATGCGATACCCTGAATAGTTCAGATGTGGCGGTATATATGCCAGAATTACGATGCAGTGCGACACTTGCATATCAGGATTCAGTCTCTTGTTTTACAAAAGGAGATTTTCACAATGCACGACTTCGCGCACTGAATAGCCTACAGTATTCCGTGGGAGTTTGTGCTCTTTCATATATCAAGGCATTGAGCATCTGAAACGAGCCCTTCGGGGCCTTTTTTTTGCCCGGGTTTATTGTGGAGATAATTAATTATTCTCTTGCATATTCTTACTGTGTTCATGTATAATAGAAGAGTGAGACAAACCACTAAACCAACCGGGGAAAACAAAATGTTAAAATGGACCAACAACAGAACAGCAGACGGAATCCAAAAACAATCAGATTGTGGGAAATTTACAATCACACCGATCATCTCTGAGGGTGAACCGTTCAGAGCCTGGAATCAAAAGAGCAAGAAAGTCTGGCATGTAAGACAAAATGGTGTGCTGATTATGACTACATGGGACGAAAAAGGTGACTTTGACTCACCAAACTTTTTCTCGCTCCGCTATGCAAAAGCAAGGTGTGAGAGTCAGATTGTTAGTGATTTTCAAAACCAATACTATCAACTGAATGGACACCATTTCATACCATCGGAAGATACCACAGATGATCTTGGCACTGCCATCCGTAGAGAGTTGAAGAATTCGATCACCTGAAACGAGCCCTTCGGGGCTTTTTTTTTGCCCTGGTTTATTGTGAAAGATAGTGCATTATTCTCTTGTATTCTTACTGTGTTATGCTACAATAGAAGGGTAAGACAAACCACTAAACCAACCGGGGAAAACAAAATGAAAAACGAAATAACCAACCTTACAGAAAATCAAATAAAACTAATCCTAAACATTTGTACCAGCGAATTCTGTTTTGATAATCATCCACTTGAAAAAGTGATCTGGACATTTTCAGCACTTCGCGGGATCCCTGAACACAGCCGAGGCGGGATCGTTAGCAATGCGATCAAGGCAGACCTTATCAGCATTGATGATTACGATTCAGATCCTGATGAGCACACAATATGTCTGACCGGGAAAGGATGGAATGCAATATGTGATCATTACAATCTTGAAAAAGATATCAGTGCAGTACAATCATTCGAGACTTTTCAGCAACTACAATCCCAAACCTGAAACGAGCCCCCAAGGGGGCTTTTTTTTGTCCCGGTTTATTGTGGAGATAATGAAATGAAACCTGTACATTCTTACTGTGTTCGGGTATACTTAAGAGTGAGACAAACCACTAAACCGAGGAAAGAAAATGAAAATCAAAATCACCCGCCCTTCCGCTCCATCTACTGTTAAAGATCTCGCATATTTCGCGCTTGGATACTCTGTACGAGTGAACGCATGCGCCAACGGTTTTGTCGTTGCGTATAAAGACTTCGACACCCGCACAGAGGCACTTGAGTTTTGCCGAATTATTCTTGTTGAGAATGGATACAACGAAGCCCTAAACATGCCTCTAAAGTAAAGACTAAAACGAGCCCTTCGGGGCTTTTTTTTGCCCTTTTGCATTATTGCCCACCACCGTCAATCAGAGTATTATGATCCCGTGGGGGTGGTTCCCCGCACATCTTTCGAGGTGTTGGGGGTGGGATCCCTCGGTCCTGCCCCCTCTCTT